TTGGTTGGCAAAACGCGGAAGAATTGTTGGAACCCGCCAGTTGCAGGAACATTTGGTCCAACACCAAGACCTGGACCAATATTCAGCCTTTCAACGGGAGGAAAGTTATTCATCTTGTTCGTCACTGCTTGACGGTTATATAGGTTGTAAACTGGCTGACCATATGGGTTACGGTTTGCCATTGGAGAAATCTCCGAAAATGTACCAGCAACTTCTCTCTTACGAGCTGGAACTCCTGGGAAAGGGTCATTCATTACGGAGCCCTGAATACCCATGTCGTTCGAGTTGAGATGGTACGTCTGACGAGAACCTTGGGGAATCGGATCCATGATTGCAACTTTTGGAACCATATCAACTGGAGCCTCTGTTGTATCACTGATCCGCTTGCCTGCATATACAAGACCAACTACTGCTGCTAATGCAAGTGGGTCCATTTACTATCTTTTATATAGTTTTTAATTCAACAGAAAAGAGGAGCGCCGCCGCGACTAGCGCCGAAGTGTCGAGCGAATCACATCTGGGTTAATGTGGGTTGGTGGAACTGGTTGATTGTAACGAGCGCTGAACAGAACGTTCTGAATATCACCTCGGGTGTTTGCTGGATCTTTGACCCATACGCGATTCTCGGGCAAACCGTACTGTAGAGGAAACTCAAATGGCTTTTCTGTCCAGTAACGGTTGAACCGAGATGTTGTCTGAGGACGAAGAATGTCATCGGTTGCAACAATTTCAGTCAAAAGAGGAATAAGTGGCCCGCGCTCATTAAGCATGCGAAGGCCTGGCTGAAGGAGAGGCATTCTTATTACTATTGGAGGTTTTTAAAAATCATTCGACTGCGTTGTGCGGTTAAAGACGCTACGTTGCTGCACACGCTCCATTGCCCGAATACTTGTGTCTGGATTACATGCTCCTGGAGTGTCGCGGCACATTGGTGCATTACGATCTCCATAGGCTGCAAACATAAAGGCGTCAATATCGTTTGGAATGGTTGTAGATGCAACTGTGTAGAAATTACGCTCGGCATCAGCCTGGCGCTCGAATGGGTGGATAATGTTCCATTGTTGACGAACCTCATCTCGGACAGTTGGGTAGTAACCGGCAGCTGGTCGGTCAGGGTTATCCTGGTAATCAGTGATTAGAACATTCCCCATAGGGTTATCGAATGTAGGCATGGTCACACCCCGCATAGGACGACCATCATTAATCGTGGCGAGTGCGCGTCCCTCCTGGATCATACCTGCACGTTTGAGTACATAAAGAATGGCCATCACCAAAGCTGCCAATGCGAAGATACGCGCGTCACGCTTGATGATGTATACAATCACCGATGCGTAGATTATGAAACGTATCGTCGAATATGTCCGTTCTTCAGCCGTCTGACGAGAAGACGGCCAGAAATTTAGCAGCTTATCATTTCTAAATATTTGACGAAAGTCCATATTACTATATGGTTACTTCTTTTTCTTTGGAGGGGGGCCCTGGAGGAGTGACATCATATTATTCATAAGTGCAGTTTCATCGACACCGTCTGCTGATAGCTTACTCTCAAGCTGATGAGCCAAACTCTCTATCATTGACATTGTATCGGCCGGAAGAGCCATGATTGTGCTTCCGAGCATGTAAAGTGTGTGCAGGTACTGCCAGATAGCACCCTTGGTATTCTCTGAGAGACCGGGCCAATACTTTTTCATATTCGTCTCCTTGATGAAATCAATTTCATCTGCATGATCTGTAAAAAACTCCTCATTACGGGAGATGATATGAGATGCATATGGAGCTACATTTTGCATAAACGTATTCAGAGGTAGACGATCATTCGCCATACGACCCATCTCAAAGGACTCTTGGTACGACTTAATATCCTCCTCTGGAAACGTCTTGATGAGTTCAAGAATAAACTGCTCCATCAAATCATTGAAAGCCTTGATTGTAGTCATTTATTAAATATAGGGGTTATTCTTTAAGAGAAGTCAGTACGGATCAGTCATAATTTGTTCATTTTTGGCCCCGCTATATGAGACGATAAAGTATACGAGGATCGCATTGAGTGCGGCTGGTTTGAAATATACAGAATTTGGAAGTCCCGTCTGATTGTTTAGTTTGTTTTTGATGAAAATGTAAAGTGCAGTGATGAATGCCGCGACAGTTGCTGCAATTGTAGGATCTTTCAAGTCCATTACTGTGGTACAGTATTTTTATCTTCTGCTGTTTCTGCAGCATCATCAAACAGAGAATCAGATTGTTGTTGCTGAAGCTGAGGCTGAGGTGTTTCATCAACTGGGATAGTCTTGACTTCGGGCTGATAAGGTTCTTGTTGTTGAGGCTCTTCTGGTGCTTGTTCTGGAAGGGCGTCAATTGGATCTTCCGCGGGGGGAGTCTCTTGCTCCTCCCCTTCTTCTTCGTGAAAGTTGAATGTATCTTCGTCATCAGCCATCAAGTTGAGGAGGATGTTATGCATTGGAATCATCTCATCCATAGTCTTTTTGATAATGACTGTAAAACGCTCGGTCAAATCAATTTCACGCTCATGCTCCGGTATATTCTTTGCGAAAATTTCGGGTTTCTTGTATAGCTCGATAGCAGCCTTTTTATAGCACATGTGTACAAAGTACTCTGGGTCAATGCGCTTGATACTTAGCTTTCTCTTTTCGGCCGTTAAGCGAACACTGATCATAATTTTGATAAAAGATACATATGTGATGTTCAAGAGTTTCTCAAACATTGGATAATCGTCAATAATCTCCTTGGTTCTCTCCTTGACGATTGTTTGATTCCAGTGTGGAACTTCACGCATGAGTTTCTGAAACTGAATCAGGGGTTGAACACCTTTACACATTTGTTCACCATCTACGTAAATCTTGTAAAATGACATGTTCATGTGAGGGATCATGACATTACACAGGGCGAATAAGTACTCTCGCTTTGCTTCTACGAGTGTATCCATATAACATATAAAAGATCATTAATGACGTGTTTCTCCGCGAATACGACTTGCAACCTTTTTCAGATTGATAAGAGACGGAATATCAACGCCCCCATCATCATATATTTCTGGTTCTGGATGACCTGATCCCCTGACATCCCATGTGACATAGAGACTTGGCCCACCGAGTTCTTGGACTTGGTATCCCAGGTGTCTGAGTTGACGAGCGAGGTAGACAGTTGCAGAGCCAACATCGTATAGAGGAAACCCAAGCAACATATTTGGAGTTGATAAGAAGACTTGACGATCACCCACTTCTACAGAGTACCTAATTTTCTTATCAAATTGTTTGAGAATCTCACGATAGGTTTCTTTTCGTGCATTTCTCCTTTCGGATTCTATTTTCTGAATATCCCTGACAGATATCATCCTACTAATTGTTAACACCCTTTAATGAATCTAAAACCGCAGCTCGAACATCCTTGTATGGGGTGTATACATCAGGCTTGAATGGCTGGAAGCTTGAACTCATATCTGGAGCGACCGTCTCATTCTTTGATATAATCTCAACCTTACCATTTGCTATGCGAGCAAAGACATCATACTGAACACCAAAAAATCCTCGGAGGTTGATGAAAAGCATGCGGGCCATCAGGGTACCGTCTGGGTTCTGGTTGATAAAGATGGTTTCGACTGGAAATACGTCAGGATCCTTACGCCGCACAGCTGTTGCCAGGTCCTGGATAACAGCCTCGGGGACTGCCGTCTGTGACTGATTGCCAGAGTACCTTGATGTTTTGCGTCCACTGAAAAACCACAAGACGAATAGTACAAGGGCCACAAGTACAAGTACATTCATTTCTAATATGTACGCGCTAAAAATTTTCGAACAAAATGGTACTAATTTTTAGGATGTCTCTGCTGATATATTCAGACAGGTGTACTTACTGCATGGAGATTATAAGTTTTATTCAGTCAAACCCAGCACTCAAGCCTTTGGTAAAGTATCACAATATCAATCAGAAGGGGGTTCCGTCCAAACAGATTAAACGTGTTCCTTCGCTCGTCACTCCTGAGAATAACATACTGGTTGGTGGCGAAGTGAAAAATTGGCTCGTATCGATGATTCCTTGTAACTTTACACACTTTGAAGATTCGGGTATAGGAATGTCTAACCTGGACAATACAGAATCGGATAACTTTTTTTCACTTGACAATTATGGCATGTCTCTGAAACCAGATGTATCAAATGATATACAGGCGAAAATAGACGCAAATGTTTCAGAGGTTTATAACAACCTAAAGAAATAAGCAACGTGTCAAATAATGAAACTTCGTACGATTCAGGCGAGTGCTATGAAGAGTATCTTTGAAGTTCTCAAGGATATCATTAACGATGTGAATGTTTACTTTGACTCGAACGGTATTCGTATTTTGGCACTTGATACTGCTCGAGTTGCACTTGTTCACATGTTTCTGGATGCCCAAAACTTTGAAGAGTACGAGTGTCCAACGCCAGTCATTGCCGGTATGAATATGGCGAATACATACAAGCTTCTCAAGTCGATTACAAATCACGATACACTTGAGATGGCCATCAAGGGTAATGAAGTGATAGAAATGGTGATTCAGAATCAGTCGAAGAAATCATCATCAACGTTTACTTTGAAACTTTTGGATATTAATGAGGATATCCTAGAGTCGCCTGATCTTGAGACGAATATTATTACAACATTATCATCTGTCGATTTTCAGAGGATTTGTAGGGACATGGGGAACCTGTCCAATGAGATTGATATTTTCCGCGAAGGAGATAAGCTCGAGCTGAGTTGTTTGGGAGACTTTGCAAATCAGAGTACATTTATCGAGTGCCCAGAATCATGGGACACACGAGTCGGAAATACGTTTAGCCTAAAGTATATAAATCTATTCACAAAGGCGACGAGTATGTGCTCGAGCGTTCAGATTATGCAGCACGAAGATGATGTTTTGATGCCAATTATTTTTAGATATAGCATTGCAAATTTGGGTGAAATGAAATTTTACCTCGCTCCAAAAGTTAGTGACGAGCTTAAAGATTAATTCTTTTAAATAAATATGGAAGCTCGTTACAATGAAAAAGTTGCAGAGCTTCAAGAAAAGATTAAACATGGTACGTGTGATGAAGCTGAATTGTATTCTTATATAGCTCGAACGGCACCTTATATAAAAGAATACTATTCCGAAAAGAAGGTTGAGGATACTGGTCAAACAAGTAGTTTATTCAAGAGTCGAAAAACTGGAATACAGAGAAAGGATATATACGAAAAATATCTTTCAGAAGTTGAGAATGAGTCGATCGGGTACCATGCCCCAAATGTTATGATAAAATGCGAAGTGTGTGGATCGACGAATGTTGTAAAAATTACACAGACGAGCGACGATGTATGTAAAGACTGTGGAACGGCCGTTTTCGATCAAAGTGACGAGGTTGGGTATCGCGAGGAACAAGAAATTGAAAAGACTATAATTTATAGCTATAGAAGAGAGAACCATTTTAATGAATGGATAGCACAGTTTCAAGCAAAAGAATCAACGAATGTACCGAGTGATGTAATAGAAAAACTCAGAAGTGAATTCAAGAAACAAAAGATTAAAGATATTTCTGAGATTACTCACGCAAAAGTAAAAGAGTTTTTGAAGAAACTCGGATTGAGTAAATACTATGAGCATATTCCGTACATTACGTGTATTATAAATGGGATTCAACCCCCAACAATGCCCCAGACTCTTGAAGACAAGTTACGTATGATGTTCAAACATATTGAAAAGGCGTGGGAAAAGAACAAACCTGCGGACCGTAAAAACTTTTTGAGCTATTCGTATACCCTCTACAAGATGTGCGAACTCCTTGGAGAAGATGAATACCTTCCATGTTTTCAACTTTTAAAATCAAAGGAAAAGTTGTACAAACAGGATCAGATGTGGAAATCCATTTGCAAAGAACTTCAATGGGAGTGGATCAAGACGATCTGACCAACTCTTCTATCTGCAACTCGTATCCAAAATTTATAAGAATGGCCCGGGGCAGATGAAGGAGTCTCATATATTGTTGGGCTTGAAGACGTGCAGATTCGTTCAGACACCGTACAGACTTGAGTTCGACAATAAGCTCTTTGTTCACGATAAGGTCTGCACGCATATTTCCAACGACGTGGCCTTCATACACTATTGGAATAATTCGTTCAGTTTCATAAGGAATGCCATGGAAGCGCAAACCAACTTCCATGGCATTGTGATAGACCGATTCTGAATGACCAGGGCCTAAAGATGAATAAACATGTTCAGCTATTGTATGAACTGACATATGGATTCAATAGTATTTTTCTTTATTGGATTTTCAAGTCGTTTTAACAAAACCTCGTCATCTGTTTGTCTCTCAACATATTCAAGAAAAATTTGGTTTGAATGGTTTCAAATTAATATCATTTTCAAAAGTCCTTTCAATGCAAGGATTTACTTGCGGCCGTAACCAGCCTTGCGTCCAACAAAGTCGCGGTTGGCGCGGTAGATGTTGGACAGGGATGGGTTACGGCGCTTCTGCAGAACCATGACTGCACCGAGCTTGCGGAAGACGACGAGTGGACCATAGGCGGCAATAGCCTTCACCAACGCGGCGCGACGGATGCGGTCTGAGGCTGACGCCTTGTATCCAAACTTACTGAGTGTACCCTTGGCCAAAAGTCCAATCTTAGGACCCTTGTATGGACCCTTACCCATGGCAGCCTTGACGCGGATAACGCGACCACCGACAATACGGTCGTGAGCTTTACGAATATATGGCATTTATATATTACTCATATTTTTTTTATTATACAATTCTTGTATGGAGCACAACTTGCTCTCATTGTGAATCCCTTTATTGGTCCAATGATACAAAGCAGTTTTGTAAATTTACGAGGAAGAAGAAATATCTTTTTGTTTGATTTACGAATACACTTTTTGTTTTTTGGACCTGCTGAACAACAGTTCTTCATACTACTTGTTTGTTACTTTTTTTATCATGTTGGCGAGCAAAACAAAAATCACACCCGGTTTCCCACTTTGCCAATCGGTCCGAATGCTCA